CATAAGTGTCTTATGTTTTTAGGGATTATCTTTTCGACATTAGCCGTTCTTAAGCTTTTTATTTCTTTGACTTCTGAAGGGAAGAAGAAGAAAGAGAAGCTTATTAGTCCATCTATCTTTGCTAAACCGGAATCATATTCTGCGAAGGATATTAAGGTAGCAAAGAAAGAGGGTTATTCCCCAAGCGTTGTTAAGGTAGCCAAGAAGGAATCATATTCAGCTGTACAAGTAAAACCTGTACGTGCTGAAGGTGTGAAAGATTTGAATGCTGCAGAGATCTTGATGAAAGTAATGAGGACCAATGTGTATAAGATGTATGAAAATGCAACTGATACAGCCATTGGTCATTGTTTATTTCTTAAAGGTCAAATTGTTCTTATGCCTCGGCATTATGCTGATGCTTTGGAACAAGCTGTAGCTTTAGATCTGAATTCAACGGTTCGATTTGAGAATGTATTTTTAGATCGAGCCTTTGAGATTCACACAGATGAACTTCTTGAAAACTTAAAAGCTTATGATTCTCCTATGGAAGGCGGAAGACCAGTTGAATCTCGTGATTTAATGGTAGGAGTAGTTAATACTTCTATCTATCACGCAGATGCTTCTGAATATTTCGCATCCAAGGAAAGTTTGAGCTTTGTTGATAACACAAGCGTAGTTTTACCAGTTTTAGTTAAAAATACTGTTAAGAAATCCACCCGATCTATCTTAATGTTGCGTTATACTTCTGGACGATCAGTATTGTCTAGGGTAGAATCCCTTTCTGTTACCGATTCATCTGAACGTGTCGTAAGATATGTTCGTGATGCTTGGCAATATGAAATGGATACGCAACCGACGGAATGTGGTGCACCCTTGATTGTACGCAATACGCAGATCAACCCTGGAAAGATTGTTGGTCTGCATATTGCGGGAATTGAAGGAGCAGGATATGGATTTTCAACTCCGATTTACAAAGAAGACGTGAAGCATATGTTATCGCTTTTTGCGGAAAGATATGCTTTTAGTCAGAAACGTAATTTGGAGTTGGGAGAATATCCAACACAACAGTGTCAGGTTCCTGAGTCAGCCGTGTTTTTAAGACATGGTAGTATTCAGAAACCAGTGGCACAACCGTCGAAAACTAAGATAGAACCCAGTTTAATCTATGGTAAACTTCAAGAGCCGAAGACAAAACCATGTCTTTTGCGAGAGAAGGTTATCGATGGAGAGAACTGGAATCCCCGTACATTTAGAATAAATAAGTTAGGTAATGTACCTGTGCCTATCAGACAACGAGCAATAGATAATTCGAAAGAAGCATTTATTGATGAAGTTTCAACAACATTCCAAAAGAGTGAATTTTCCGCAAATTTCAAACCCATCTATTCATTTGAAGAAGCATGTTTGGGAATCGATGGGGAGGTTTTCGTTAATTCAATTAAACGAAATACTTCTCCTGGATTTCCATTTATACAAATGAAAGGATTTGAAAATAGGAAAAAGATTTTTGGAGATGGTGATGTTATTTCTTTGGAATCTGAACAAGCACAGGAACTTAAATTAAGAGTTTTAAATATAATCGAACAAGCTAAACAAGGCGTTGTATTGGACCATTATTTTTGTGATACTTTGAAGGATGAGCGAAAGCCTATCCATAAAGCGCACAAAACAAGGTTGTTTTCAGCTGGACCATTGGATTATCTTATTGCATGTAAGATGTATTTCAATGGTGTAGTGGCACTAATACAACAGAACAGGAACCGCGATCATATATCTGTAGGAACCAATCCATATTCCTTGGATTGGGGAGAGATGGCGAAGGTCTTAAAGAGAAAGTCAACTAAGATGGTAGCTGGTGACTTTGAAGGCTTTGATGCATCACAACATCAGAGACTCTTAGAAGCAGCTGGCGAAGTCTTGGTTGAATTATCAGTAAGATTTTTGCAATCAACAGAAGAGGACGTTAAAGTGATGAGAGTGCTATTGATCTCACTTTTCAATTCATTTCATGTAACTGGAAGAGAAGTATATCAATGGACACATTCATTACCTTCTGGACACTATTTGACGGCAATTCTGAATTCTATATTTGTTAATATATCGTTTGGAATTGTGTGGCAATTAGCTACAGAAGAATGTTCTTATATGAACGCGAGACGCTTTTGGATGGAATGTGGTATAATTGCTTATGGCGATGACCACATTGTATCCATACCGGAATCACGACTTGAAGTTTTTAATCAAATGAATCTGCCATCGTTATTTAAGGTTATTGGCCTTGGATATACGATGGAGGATAAGGATGCAGAAGCTACAGAGTTGGCAAGACCGTTGGAACAAGTATCATACTTAAAACGTAAGTTTTGGTATGATGAACATAGAGATAGATGGTTAGCACCTTTGTCTCTGGATACGGTTTTGGAAACTCCAATGTGGATGCATTCAAATCCTGACCCGAGAAGTCAGACGATTGAAAACTGCGAATGGGCTCTTAGGGAATTGGCTTTACACCCTAAAACGGTGTGGAGTCAATGGTTTCCTAAGATTCAAGAATGTATGGTGGAGCTCGGACACTATACACAATTTAAGGAGTACGAGCGGACGAAAGCGTTTACGCTTAGTCAAGAGCTTCAGATGTGATCTTGCTTCTCGACCGATAAATTGGAGGTTAAAGAAGGTGTAAGAAGTAGTGCTATCTGAAGAACGGCGTGCGGTATTTACCGTTACCTCCCAGGATGCGCCGTGGCAGTCCCACAATATCCAGGGAACCCTCCTAGCTGGTGTGGTTAAGGTCGATCACATTGGCGAACGAATAGGCCTGCGCAAACAAATTCAAATTATAGTTCAACAGCCCCCCAAGGTCAGAATTACGAAGAGGCCCCTCAAGTGACACAAACAGTTGAGGAGCAACAAGAAATTGTGACCTTTGAAGCAGACAAGGCAGTCGTTGCAGAACATCAGCCTGGAGAAGTTTCCGTACCCTCCTTTGGTGCTATGCAACACACGGACATGATG